CCTATTCCTAATGAATTTATAGGGGATACTATAGTAATTAGAGCAGAAATATATTGGGATGGCGGTTCAAACTCATCTTCTCAACTGTTTGAAGAAAAATTTATTATAGAATAGTTGCTATTCCGAATTTTTTTATATACCTTAGTATTATTATTAAGATAAAGAAGATATTATTTTAAAATAAATAAATTATTAAAGAAATATTATATGAGATTTAAACAATCAATAAGTAATAAATTAGATAATATAGAATCACGGTTAACTAATTTAAAATATACATTAAGTACTAATGATAGAGCTGCTTCTTATACACATTTAAAAGAGGTATCATCTATTATTTCCGATATAAACACCTTACTAAACAGAGAAACACAAGAATAGTATGTTAAATGCAGAACAAATCCAAAACAATTACGTTAAACATCACAAAATCATTGATCACTACATAACAGATCGAAAGGATCAAGTTAAGGAGATGATTAAACATATGGAAGATAATTATGTTATGGCTCCTGCTAGTGGTAGGGCTTGGTACCATAATGCTTTTGCTGGTGGATATGTAGACCATGTTAATAGGGTTGTTCAATTTGCTATGAAACAGAAGAGTACCTATGAAGAGATGGGCGGTATGATTGATTTCACTGATGAGCAATTAGTATTTGCAGCACTCTTCCATGATTTAGGTAAGATGGGAGATGGAGATAGACCTAATTATATACCTCAGACGGATAAATGGAGACAAGATAAGCTGTCAGAGATGTATACATATAATCCAGACTTAGATTTTATGCTTATACCGGATAGATCTTTATTTATACTTCAGAAATTTGGTATAAAAGTAGATCAGAAAGAGTTTTTAGCTATTAGATGCCATGATGGAGTGTTTGATAAAGCAAATGAATCGTACTTCTTCAGTAATATGGAATCGTCTAGGCAGAAAACATCTATAATTTCTATACTACATACAGCAGACTTCTTAGCTTCTAAGGTAGAATACGATATTTGGAAAGCAGCAGGAGGAAATACAACTTCAAAAGTTAAGAAAACTGCAGCATCTACAGGTAGAAAGGTAAATTCTTCCGAAGGTTTATCTAAAATGCTTAAAAACTTATAAAATATGTTGGTAACTACAATTATTCTTTCTATCTTAGTAGTAATATTAGGGATTGCTTTACGCAATCTACTGATTAAAGTGGAAAAGTACGAAGATGTCACAGTGAATCAGACAGGGTACTTACAGAATATATCAAATCTTATTACAGATTCACAAAAGCACCTTAATGATCTTGATAAACGAGAAGTTTTCAAGTCGGATGATGAGGTCGGTTATTTTTTTGAACAACTAAAAAAAGTGCAAGAAGAATTAAACCGCTACATGCTCCCAGAAAATTATGGCAAGAAAGAAAGCAAAAGCTAATTACTTTACATCTGAAACAGAAGAATACATAAAAAAGTACAACGTTTCAGAAGATACAGAATATAGAGCTAAGATATTTACAGATCACATCTACCTCCCCTTCTATAAACTAGCAGAAAATATAATACATACCTTTAAGTTCTACTATACTGATGTAGAGCGTATCGAAGACCTTAAACATGAAGTAGTTTCTATGCTACTTGAGGAGAAAATAATGAAATTTGATCCCGACCATGGGGCTAAGGCCTATTCTTACTTTGGTACTATCGTTAAGCGTTGGTTAATTAACTACAACAATAAAAACTATAAAAAACTAAAACAGATAGGCTCTTTCGATGATATGGAGGAATCTTTCGAAGGGAGTATGAATGTTAAACTTCCCGGTGGAATTACACTAAGCCAGTTTTTAGATATGTGGGTAGAGAAAGCTTATGATAAAATGGACGAACTGTTTAATAAAGACAGTGAAAAGCGAATTGCTGATGCTGTTTTAACTATATTTAAAACAAGAAACGATCTAGATATATTTAAAAAGAAGGCTCTATACATATACATTAGAGAAATGACTGATTGTGAAACTCCCCACTTAACAAAGGTAATATCAATACTAAAGGATGACTTCTACAGCATATACCATAAGTACCACGAAAAAGGGAGAATCATAATAAAAGATATGTAATCTATTTATTATAAAAGATATGGATTCAGATAAAGAAATATTTAACGGAAAAAAGCTATCTGACCTTTTTGAAGAGATATATACAAACTCAAGAGAAACTAAATCTCAAGTAAAGGGACTGATTGGAGAACTTAAACCTCTCATAGAAAATATAGGAGATGCAACTCTCCTTGTCCCTATGATTAAAGAGTACATGGAAATAGGTGTTAAAAATGATGAACATCTCATTAAATTAGCAACCGTAATCCAGAGATTAGAAGCTATACAGTCAAAAGGCGGAGATGGAGATATGTTTGATTTTTCAGACCTTCAAGACTTATTGGAAGAGCAAGAAGAAGTTAAGGAAGATTTACAAGTTAAACCAGAGGAAAGCAAAGAAGAATAATGGGATTTAAAAATTCTTTAAATAATTTAGGATCCTCTACAGGAGGAACAGGCACTACTACCAGATCTTCTACAGTATTTGGTAGAGTAGTCGATATTATTTTAGATGAAAATCATACAGAATACTTAAATAAAGGAGGAGCAAGGTCTATTAATGGAGTTTTCTATAAGCCGCTTGGAGGATATAAGAAAGAACTGACGCCAAACGCCCTTCCATTTGCCCAACAAAGTAGTTCCCATATTAAGACAGTTCCGATAATTGGAGAAGTAGTGGAAATAGCCACTATGCCTAACCTTGCATCATCTACATCAGAACGAAGTAATAGTAAATTCTATACAAGAATAGTAAATACTTGGAATAATGCCAATTCAAGTGCCTACCCAGATCTTGCAAATAACCCAGATACAGATATTACATCAGGCGGCACTTTTAAAGAACTGAGTACGGTAAACCCTATCAGATCAACTCCCGGAGATGTTCAAATAGAAGGGAGACAAGGACAGTCGTTAAGATTTACAGGAGGAAAAGGATCAGGCAACCCCTGGGTAGATGATGAAAATATCGGATCTCCTGTAACAATACTAAGTAATGGACAATCAGATACAGAAGAAGGTTTCTCTACTCTAGGAGAGAGTATAGATGAGGATAATTGCTCAATATACCTAGTATCTAACCACCAAATACCGCTAACTCCTGCAAGTGAGAAACGAGATACTTTTGATGAAAACCCAGAAAAATCAGATCAATTTAAAGGGAGTCAGATTATGCTTAATGCTGGAAGGTTGTACTTAAATGCAAAACAAGCAGATATTCAGTTATCAAGTATAAAAAGCATAGGACTAAATACAGAAGGCTCTATAAACATAGACGGTTCTTCCTACCTTTGCTTAGATGCTCCGAAAATGTATCTTGGTTCAAAAGCCAGAACATCATCAGAAGGAAATAGAGAACCCGTAATGTTAGGTAACCAGACAGAAGCTTTTCTTCAAAACGTTTTAAACCTTCTTGAAGGTATGGCTAAAGATATGGCTAGAGCAAAAACAATTAAAGGACACCCTATACCGAGTATTAATAAAAGAGGAATGCAAGCACAGCCGGTAATTAGGCAATTAAAGAACTTGATAAACCCATCCGGCACATCTCAGTTGAAATCTAAAAAAGTATTTACAGAATAATGGCAATTGGATCTCAAATATCGGCTATTGTAGCAGGACAGTTAGGAAAAATAGAAGGTGACTTAGAAGCTAGAATTCAATTAGAAGCTAATAAGATGTTAGGTAAGTTCTCTAACCAATGTCCTCAAGGCACGGCGTTAGTAGGAATTATAAATACTAAAAATGCACTACTATCCGGTGTTAACAAGTTTCAGAAAAGGTCTGATAAGTTTCTTAAATTAGCTAATAATTTAAAAAAAGCAATTAGATCAGCAAAAATTATATTAAAGCTACTTAAAGTTAATCCAACACCAGTTGCTACGGGTATACCTCCAAGTGATTACGGAGGTCTTATATCAGCTAAAACAACAGGCAGTATAACATCTCAAGCGGATAGATTATATACCATCCGCCGTTTACTTGAAGACTTAGACGGGGATGTATCATCTATAGAATCACTAGTAGCAGGAGTAGGTCCAAGTTTAGATAATATAAAAGGACTATTATCCAATGTAAACGATAGATCGGAAGATTGTTTAGACGCATTATCTTCCGGTGAAATCTCAGATGAGGAGAAAAAAGCATTAAAAGAACTACTTAATAAAATACAGCCTTTAGAAAACACAGGTTCTGAAGGACTCCCTGATGATAGGTACACATTTAAGTCCGATTCAGGAAAAGTTTATGAGATTGCAATTATTGAAGATACACAACTAGATGGACCCGTACCTAGAAGGTTAGCAGTTGCAAAAGATAACATAGGCGTTATAATCCTCAGAGGACAGCCATCATTTAGTGCAGACACATCTGTACTGATACAAGAATTAAAATTTAGAATAAACAACCAACTTCCATAAACTAACTATTTATAATTATGAAACTCGATCAATTAAGAAGTATAATACGAGAAGAAGTCAGATCAGCTGTCAAGGAAGAGTTACAAGAAGTAATGAACGAAGCAGTAAAAGCGGCAAGTGCACCAAATACATTGGCAGCACCTGCTAAGACTATTCAAGTAAAAAAACAAGTACCGACATCAACTAACCCTCTAATGGAGATGTTAGAACAGACAAAAGCAAATATGTCACCTAGTGAATATAAAAATATATACGCAGGAACAGCAGATATGGTTCAGAAACCTAATTTTGCATCATCGATGGCTAACCAAATGGGTATGACAAATCCATCTGCAAACGCACCAGGAATGGATATATCTCAATTGGATTTTATTAAAAAAGCAGGGAAAGTTTATAACAGGTCAGTAGAAAAAGATAAAGAGAAACACGGAATAGTATAAGTATGGCATTTAACAGCAGAAGAATTAATCCACTAGACTTACAACCAAGGAAAGCTATTGGGGTATCCCTACCTCTATCAGGAGCTGCTGTTTTTAACCCTACGTATATGACTAAGGACGCTATTAGAACAAATATAATAAACTACTTCTTAACAGGAAAAGGAGAAAGGTATATGAATCCTAACTTTGGTACTATTATACGCAACTTAATGTTTGAAAATATTAACCAAGGAATGGTAGATAGAGTTAAAAGTACAGTAAGAGCTGGCTTATCCGAGTATTTTCCTACTGTAGTTCCTGTCGACTTTAACGTCAATGGAACTCCAGATTCAAATACAGTTACATTATCACTTAAGTATACTATCCAAAATACAAATATAGAAGACGAGGTAGTAATAAATTTTGAACAATAATGGCAGAAATTAGAGATATAAAATACGTTTCGAGAGAGTTTTCAGACTATAAACAAGAGTTAGTAGAATTTGCAAAAAACTACTTTCCAGATTCGTACAACGACTTTTCACCTACATCACCTGGTATGATGTTTATAGAAATGGCTGCTTATGTAGGGGATATACTTTCATTCTACCAAGATACCCAACTTCAAGAAACATTCTTACAATACGCTAAAGAACCAGGTAATCTATACTCAATGGCGTATATGATGGGATACAGGCCAAAAGTAACTAATGCAGCAGAGGTTGAATTAACAGTAACTCAGAACATAGGAGCTGATCCAACAACCAACACACCTAACTGGAACCAAGCGCTAGTAGTTAATGAAAACGCTATTGTTACTTCTACAGCAAAAGGAAGAGCAAATTTCTTTATTGAGAACAAAATAGACTTTAACTATTCAAGCTCATACGATCCTACAAACATTGCAATTAGTCAAATAACATCAGGTATCCCATCAGAATTTACTTTATCAAAAAAAGTGAAAGCTTTTTCAGGTACAGTTAAAGCTGTATCAGAGACATTCACTACAGCAGATAGGTTTTCTACTATTACAATAGAAGATAAAAATATAATAGGAATATTAGATATAACAGACTCTACTTCTTCTTCTGATAACTCTACTTGGTATGAAGTACCTTTCTTAGGGCAGGATACTATATTTGTAGAGCAAACCAATATTAGCTCAGATGTAGATAATGTGCCAAACACTATAATACTTCAAAAAGTACCTAAAAGATTCGTTACTAGATTTAACTCAGACGGTAACCTATTAGTGCAATTTGGAGCTGGTACAGTTGGAGCAGACGATAGTACTTTCACTCCTGATCCTACAAACGTAGGAATGGGCACACTACAAGGTCTAAATAACTTAGATAAAGCATATGATCCCTCTAACTTTCTATATACCGGTACATATGGACTAGCTCCTTCTAACACTACATTAACCATAAGGTACCTAGTAGGTGGAGGAATAGAAGCTAACGTTCCTGCAAATACATTAACAGGCTACAATGCAACAACCTCTGCTGAAGAAGATGACTACGCAGGAACATTGAGCTTTAATAATGTACAAGCAGCAACCGGAGGGAAAGACGGAGATACTATTGAAGAAATCAGACAAAACACATTACGTGCTTTCTCAGAGCAAAAAAGAACAGTAACCCTTCAGGATTATACAGTTCGAGCTCTTTCTTTAGATCCTAAATTTGGAACAATAGGAAAAGCATTTATAACACATGATGAACTAAATAGTACAAAATCTTCAACAGATAGTATTATAGATAGTAACCCACTTGCTTTATCGATGTATGTATTAGCTTTTGATAATAATAAGCATTTAATTACTGCAACCAAGACCTTAAAAGATAATTTAAGAACGTATATGGCATATTACATGCCATTAACTGACGCTCTTAATATAAAAGATGCATTTGTAGTTAATATTGGAGTAAATTTTGACATTTTAGTACGACCTAATTTTAACAGTAGAGACGTCCTGTTAAAGTGTAATAACCAACTTCAAGACTTTTTTAAGATTACTAAGTGGAATATAAACCAACCAATAAACGTATCTACATTATATAGTTTATTAGATAAAGTAACAGGAGTACAGACAGTAAGTAAAGTAGAGATAACTAACAAACAAGGAGGAAAATACTCGGAATACGCATACGATATTAAAGGAGCAACTAGAAACAACGTTATATACCCTTCTTATGATACAATGATATTTGAATTAAAATTTCCTAATCAAGATATAAAAGGAAGAACAACAGTACTATAATATGGCAATCTACAGAATATTTCCAGAAAAAGACACATTCATATATACTGAGCAGCTGACAAGCAACGCCGGTAAGGATGAAATAATAGAGATAGCAGGATATCCCGGAACCTTAGACGGTACAGGACAAACAAACCGCGTATTAACTAAATTTTCTGACGAAGAAATACAAGACGTGATACTAAACAAGGTAACACCAGCAGCACTCAACTCTATGAGTTCTAGTATAAAAATGTACCTTGCAAGCGCTACTGAACTTCCTACAGAATATACACTGTATGCATACCCAATACATACTAATGGAGATTTGGACTGGGATAACGGAACAGGTAAATTCGGAGACATACCAGTTAATACATCAGGAGTAAGTTGGACATATGTAGAAAAAGCTCTACAATCAAGCTGGAACCTATCTGGCTTTACACAATACACTACTGCTTCTTTTGTAGAAGGTAAACAAGGTGGAGGTAACTGGTATACAGCATCTGCAGGAGAATCAATGGAGTTTCACCAATCACACTCTATGTCATCAACACATGATCTGGATATAAATGTTACAGCAGCTATAAAACAGATATACGGAGGAACGTTGAACAACAAAGGGTTTATAATAAAACTCCAGAAAGACTTAGAACACAGCACTGATTCAACAATTAAACTAAAATACTTCGGTAAAGATACAAATACAATTTATCCACCAGTACTAGAATTTGGCTGGGACGATAGAGTTTACGACCAAGGTACTTTAGCTGTACTGGATACAGATATGTCTGTTATTGACATAAAAAACAATAGAGGAGAGTATGTAGATGAAGGAAAGCAGAGATTTAGAATTACTGCTAAACCTCAATACCCTACAAGAAGATTCACCACATCATCAGTATATTTAGATAACTACGTACTACCCTCAGCATCATATTGGGGATTACGAGATGAGAATACAGAAGAGATGGTTGTTGACTTTAATACAGACTTTACTAAAATAAGTTGTGACCCAGAAGGTTCATTTTTCGATATTTTCATGGATGGGTTGCAACCCGAAAGATTTTATCGTATATTGGTAAAAACAGAAGTAGGAGGAAGTAACGTTGTTGCTGATAGCCGTAACATCTTTAAAATTGTTCGTAATGGCTAAAGAAAGAGTAAGGATAGAAAGACAATCGTATAAAAGAGCACAAATACGTACTTCATTAGATGTAGAATTTAATACGTTTAAAGAGAAAGTAGAAGAAGTAGATTTAGAAACAGTAGAGGAGTTCTTTAGATTATACGATAAGTTATTTTATTCTATCCCGGTAGATGGTGAAAATAACTCCCATACTTACCTGCTAGAGAAGAGCTCTGAAATTGCTGATTTTGATAAAAATACCGATGATATACAACCTCTAATAGATGAGATTACTCAACTTAGAGAACAACTTTTAGATGCTAATCAACAGATATTTGATCTACAAAATCAATTATAAACTATGGTAGAAGTAAAATACAACATATTCCAAATAGATCCAAATAGTCTACTAAGATTAGATGTTGTCTCAGATGAGAACTTAAAAAGCTACTTAGAAGAAGTAACAATACCGAGTACGTTTATTCCTAATGAGGATTTTATACAGTTGTCCTACTACACCCTTGATAATACTAAATTAGTATCAATCAACAATTATACAAACTACTCGATACTATCCGGAGATTCAATAACCTCAGTTAAAGGAAACTCAGAAATAGGAATTGACCCGTTAGAAGATTATAAGTTATACTACAACGATAATTCTGAAGTTAAGTCCCTATACCACTTTCTTAGAAACCCATTTAGGGTACAGGATACTAATTCAACTTTTTCAGTAGAAAGCATCTCTCCTGACAGAAGAGAGTTGAGATTAATTCCTATTAGCTTAGAATCAATAACAGTAGGTCAATTAACTAATAGATTAGAGGAAAGATTAGAGAACTCTACTTATAACTTAGACGTACATCTCTACAGTAGTAATGATGAATTCTACCCAATAGTAAATATTGGAAGTAGAGAGTTTAGAGGAACTACAGCTGTGGTAGTAAAGTTAGCAGAACCTTTAGAGTCGTCTGTTAAAATTTACAGTACATTTACAGTAGTAGAGAAAGTTTCTAATTCATTAGCATTCGAAGTTAATACAACACTACTTGAAGAAGAACCTTTTATACCAACACTTAGAGGAGCGAATTTTAATGTAGGGGTAGGAGAACAAACAACAGAACCATCAGAATACTTTAACTATAATGAACTATTTAGTTTTCCAAGCGGTAACAGTAATAGAGAACTAAACTCACTCTTCAATGAAAAAGGTGCAGAGCTCGGCATAGATTATTCTGATTTTAGTAATTTTGTGAATTTTTCATCAATCGAAGAAAGATTACGTAATTTTAAATATAAAGTAGAATTATTAGAATCATATCAATCAAACTTAGATATAATAAACACTACAGGAGCTACCTATAACTCCTCAGGGATATCAGGAAGTAGAGACTATTACGAGAACTTACTAGATGGAGTAGTAAACAACTTTGATCATTATGAGAGAAGTCTGTACTATGAAAGCGGTTCAAACTCATGGCCAAAGTCAAATAATGTAAAGCCGTATACAAACGAACAAGCTAACTCTACCGAAGCAATATCATGGTATTCAACTAAGCTACAAGAAGCTACACTTTTTGACGCTCAAAATGTTAACATATTAACTAATACAATACCATCGTACCTTAAGGAAGACGAAAGTAACGACCCGTATAACTTATTTATTAATATGATAGGTCAACATTTCGATAACCTATGGACATATACGGATGCTGTATCAAAAAAATATGATGCAGATAATAGAATAAACAGAGGAGTCTCAAAAGACTTGGTAGAAGAGCTACTAAAAAACTTTGGTTTAAAACTATACACAAGTAATAAATCAGCAGAAGACTTATTTAAATACTTTATTGCAAACTCTTACGATAACAGTGATGAGTACCTACCCACAGGGATAATAACATCCGGTGAGCAGACCTTATCTCAAAATGATTATCAGAAAGAAATATACAAAAGAATATACCATAATTTACCGATATTATTAAAGAGTAAAGGTACAGAAAGAGGACTGAGAGCTTTAATAAACTGCTTTGGTATACCTTCCGATATACTTAAGATAAAAATATACGGAGGTCAATCAGTAGAAGAGTTACCATTCTTTGCAGGAGAGCAAGCCTGGACAGGTTCTGTAGATAAGGTAAGATTAGATAATACCGGCAGTATAGTAGAGGGAAGCACTTTATCATACTATACGGGAATTAGTAGAAGTGATAGTAAATACACACAGGACTTACATAGAATAGAAGTAGGATTTTCTCCTTCAGATAATATGGACTCCTATATCGTTTCTCAATCAGCATTCTTATTTCCGAACGACCCGTTTAACATAGACGACTACATAGGAGATCCAAGAGGATACGAAAGCAACATATACCCAAACCTATACAAATACTCTAAGATAATATTTGAAAATGTTGATGCATATGACTTAAAAGATTTTGTTCGTTTAATAAAATTTTTTGACAATGTAGTGTTTAGGATGGTAAAAGACTTTGTTCCTGCTAGAACAGTAACAGATTCAGGTATTATTATAAAACCCCATTTACTGGAAAAATATCATGCCAAGTCACCAGTTATGACGTGGACAAGACCAGAATACAGCGGTTCTATTGATACAGCATTCATTTCAGGTTCTAATGCAGGAGCATACAAGAATATAGGAAATAAATCTAAGAAGACAGCGTTAGGTAGGGAATCATCAACCGGTGCAGAGCATGGTGTTAAAACACCATTAGGTCGAAGAATTAGATACGATAAAATTCACGAAGAACCTAAATATAACGGAGAACTACATGAATCTACTATAAAAGTAACCAACGGAGAACTGAACCCAGATAACCCATTTAAAAACCTGGTTTACGACAATATAGAATATACAGTACAGTTCTTTAGAGACCCACCAGGAAACGTTTGTGGAATATCCCAAGAGGAGCAACCGGTATTTATTATCGACCCACTTAGTAGCAATCCCAACCCGGTAAATTTTAATTTAACTATACTGTTTGATTCACTAGGTAATTTAAACTACGAGGTAGTTAATAGCAGTAATACAGCAACAACTATAAACAACTCACCTTATACGTACGATTTTACTAATGGAGGAGATTACGACCAGTATGATGTCTACACAGTAAATGCTCAACATGTAGAACTGGGGGAAGACTGTACAGGTACACGAACAGTTAAGCTAGTACACTGTTACTTAGGTACCGTTCCTGGGAATATACCGGAAATACTATCACCGAATACTTACGATTTTACCTCATTTATAAGCGGTAACGATGCAGGAGAGAACAGCGACTTAAGTTACTACATACTGGGACCACAAAGCGAAACACTTATTGAAACCCCAGAAAGTTATACAATAAATGATGGAGATTATGGAACAGGAGCTTCGCTTCAACTTAGAGTAGAGGATAATGTTAATACTCAATGCTCGGTAACTATTAATTTTTCCGCTAACGACTGTGCTCTCGTAGCCCAGACTGGTAAAGATGTTAACATACAATCCGGATTTGGAGAAGAAGTAATATTTATTCCAAACTACGGGTTTATAGGTACAAATGCTCTGACCCAGTTCGATTTTCAACTTTCTTGGGATAGCAGCAGTTGGTTTTTAGGAGCTCAAGAACCACCATTTACTCCAAACAGGTTTAGCGACTGGATTAATATAACAGACTTTAGTACAGTAAGTGCGTACAGTGTAGAAAGGCTAGTGGAGGGGTACCCGCAAGCAAATACTATAGCGTTAGCAATTGGCAATAACCCAATCTCGAATCTAGACACTTTTACAGAGATAGAAGATACTGTAAACAGCACCATCTCTATTAACTACCACAAAATTAGAATAAAATTTAGAGCAAGAAACTCGGAAACATGTGTGGTTGAAGGTGGGAGAGTATATAATTTTGATATCCCTCAAGAATTACTTCAATATTTTGTGTATGATCCGTACTATAATCCATCTTATGTAAATGTCTGTTGCAATCTTGTATACACAAATACAATCGTGATACCATCATATCCATCAATAGCAGATGTATTTAACAATGCAGAAAACAACAACAACGGAATTATAACCACCCCAATATACTCGCCAGACCCTAACGACGAAACTCAACCAGGTGCTTTCGCACCATCAGGGTGGTACTCAGACGGACAACGACTAGCTCAGTTTATAACACAAAACGGTCAAAATCCTATATGGGGTCAGATACATGAATGCGACGGTAACTTATATGGTTCATATCAACAGTGTCAATAAGTACGTACTATAATTAATTAAAAATATGACAGACCAGGTATTTATACAAATTCATTTACAGCAAGGACTTAACCAAGCTGGAAGAATGCATTTGAATGTTAATCAAGGAGCAAATGGAGAAGCTGTAGTAAGCGGCGTAATACTTCATATTGAAGCATATAGAAACCGACAAGTACCAGGAGCTTCAGCAACACAGTATTTAGATGATATAGAAACAGTTCTTGAACAAGTAGAAAAAATAAAGTTCTCTATAGTTCATAAGGTCTCCGGGCAACCTGATGAGGTAGAAGAATATGAATTAACAATACTAAACACTTCATACTTTAGTGCTGATAATCCTTTTTTCTATTTCTCTATTGAACCAACAACATTCAGGCAATTTAATGTAGATACACTATATGAGGCACAGGAATTTGTAGACGTCACACTAACACCATATATCCTAGGATTATCCTTTGAGTTCAGCGACGCAAATCCATTATTCAGTAATGCATTCAATATAAGAAAGTCGAAATACATAATGCAGTCAGATAGACTCGAATCAACAGTCTTACCGACAAATAGTGCATCACTGTATGATGAAACAGCAGAAAAAGCTCTAATACAGGACTCTATGTACTTTGATACAGGATGGAGCAGAGCAAGATACTCAGGCACTTCTTCTACTGCCGGAGATAATGCAGGAATTCCTCCTACAATATCCGGTAGAAGCTTCTTAGGAGAGACATTCTCTAAAGATACTACAACCGATTACATCTGCAAATTAGATGATAGATTACAGAATGAATTCTTTCACGACGGAAATACACAATTACCTAGGTACTATTACGGAGAAGAAGTAGTCACCGAGGACGGAGATGAAGAGGTAGTAACATCAACCGCAATTAATAATATAACTGATAACCCTAGCTCTATACCTTACGAAAATTCAACTGAAATATTTCTTCTCAATACACCCATTGAAAATATTGTAGTAGGATCTGTACTTAAGTTATTTCACGGAACTGATAAAAAAGAGTACCTTAAAGTAACCGCAGTCGGCACACAAAGTGTGGATGTTATAAGAGGTTATAAAAATTCACCTATACCGCCATTTTATGTACCGGAACACCCTATATACTTAGTTGAGGAACTTAACATATATAAACTGGATGCTGTAGGAGGGAGTAGGTTAAATGCAGTAGGTACATCTAGAATTTACGTAGAAGGGAATAATACTATACTAGAAACAGATAGTACCGGTTTTATAACCTCTCAATCTCTTTGTCCAACTTTCAACATAGATATAGCTGACGGTCAATCAGGATAGTAGTGGAATTAAATAACAAATCAATAAAACATTAAAATAGGATATTTATATAATATACAACAAATAGAACATGGGATATTTAGATAATTCAATAGTAACTGTCGATGCTATATTGACAAAAAAAGGTAGAGAACTACTAGCAAGAGGAGATGGTTCTTTTAAAATCACACAATTCGCACTTTCTGACGATGAAATAGATTATACATTATATAATCCAAACCATCCATTAGGGTCAGCATACTACGGAGAAGCAATAGAGAACTTACCTCTTCTAGAAGCGTTTCCTGATGAGACTCAGATAATGAAATATAAACTAACAACCCTACCTAGAGGAACAGCTAAATTACCAATACTAGATATAGGGTATACAGCTATAAGATTAAAACAAGGAGCGTCATTAGCTATTACACCACAAACACTTAACTACTTAGGTTCATCCCAAACTTTTGAAGCAGGAGGATATGTTGCTACTATCGCAGATGCTAGAGTAGTGCAGACATATAACGGAGTAGGAATTAACACCCCAGAAGCAGAAAGGCTTAATTCGACAACTACACTAGGTACTAATGTATCTAAAACAGTGATAGGTACATCAATAAACATAACAGGAACTACAATTAATACTTTATTTGCAGGACAGGAATCTCTTCAAACAACAATTACAGTAATAGGAAGAGACTCAGGAGCAAGAGTAACAGTACCATTAACAATTGTAAAAGTAAATAACTAAGATAATATGTCATTTAAAAGATTAGACCCAGAAGATATTTCTATAAGTGCAGAATCAATTGTATCCCCTCTATGGTCGATTGGCGATAAAGAGTTAACATCATTCTTTACTGCCTCTTCACAAGTAGCATCAAGTACAGGAGACTACTACTACGAAGTATACGATAAAGATACAGAAGGACCTGTTCCATATAGCGTTCAATTCGCTATAGCTTACGGCCATAAAACCGGAGTAGGAGCTACCGCATATAACACATCTGTAAGTGAAAAAACACCAACTTCAACAATCTACGGACAATATAGAAATTTAATATTCGGAGATGAAGATACTGCTTTCATATTCGGGAACGTAGAATCAGATGATATCTACGTAATTAGTTTAGATAGAGCAAGGTATAAAGAAAAATTACTCCCCGGCTCTTTCAACCTCACATTAACACAAGGTGCTAAAACGATTAATTTAACCGACAACAGCAACGACTCTACAACAGTATCCTACGTCGATGCAGGTAGAGTATATGATATAGTAGAAGGCGTAGACGGTAGCGCAACAACCGGGACAGGTTTTTCAACTAGTAATGGAAGCTTTGGTAAATTTCTACCAGATGTGGGAATAGTAGTTTTAAACGGACAAGCTCTTAGATCTACTGAAGGGATAAGCATAACAAACAATACTTCCGGTACATCTAACCTACAGTACTTCTTTAATGCAATTAAAGCAGGAGCATCTGCAAAATTACAAGCAGAAGAAACTATATCATCAAATTATGTATTTGTAAGAGTTCGTAATAGTGAGTTTAACTATACTACGAATCCATCAAATATTACTAGCTCAGGAGAGTTAAGACATGATATTATGATTAATACTCCACAAGCATACATTACAACAGTTGGTATGTACAACGATAACAACGACCTACTAGGTGTAGCTAAACTATCAAGACCACTTCTTAAAGATTTTACAAAAGAAGCTCTTATTAGAATTAAACTTGATTATTAATGAATGAGTGCTTACAAAAAACTAAATCAACAAGATGCGTATATAACTACCCATACTGCCCGCAAATCGTGGATAGCAAGTGGTAGTGAGTACAGAGGATTAGGTATACAGAACATTGTAGGAGTAGCCGGCTCAGGCTCATATATTCCTTCAGAGCTAGATCTAGCATACGGAGGTAATGTATCAAATTCCGGTAGTACCGCATACAACAAAAGACTAGTATACGAAAGTAATAAACACCTTTACTACAGTAACTTCAGTGGCTCGGTACTCCCAGCATCAGCTTCCTACGAAAATTACCTACAGTCATCTTACGAAGTAAGTGGATCTAGACATTTAGATAATAGGGTAGCGATATTCTCCTTACCCAAAGAAATGTACGGGACTCATATAGACCCACTATCTATCTCAATAGTACCGGATTTTTCAAAAGGAGAAGATGAATCAGGAAGCTTTGATAATTACGTAATAAACAACTACAGTACAGAGGAGGGTGTAAATTCCTTTGATACAGAAGTTAACCTATATACTGAGAACATAGAATTTATATTTAGTTCTACAGGAGCAACTTGTGCTTTTCCAACAGAAGACTACCTTGTGGAAGAGCCAACTTACGTAGACGAATCAACTCCTGCAGGAGGTGAGTACTTAGATAATACCGACACTACACAGAAGAACTGTAATGAGATAGTTGATGATGGGGAAGGGAGACTATATTTTAAATACTCCAGTCCTAGATACTATGTTGGAAATGCAATATACCCACACGGTCAATTAATTATAACAGATCCGTTAGTAGCAGTATATTATAACCACTACTTTGACGCTACACTTAAGTGGAAGTCCACGTTACCCATATTTACCCATAATTACCACTGTAGTCTAAAAAGCAATGAATTTAACCATACCTTAAACAAGACTGGGTTAGAAGGAGTGGATGGTAAAATAGCAGACAACATATCAGGTTCATCATTTAATCCCTATATTACAACAATAGGACTCTACAACGACAGTAACGAATTAATCGCAGTCGGTAAGATGGGTCAACCCCTTCCTAAATCAGCAGAAACAGATACAGTAATCCTGACTAAGTTTGATATGAACTTCGGTGCGAATAGGTTACCAGGAGGGTATAAAACAGATATTATCCCAGAAGTAGAAAATGATGACGAACCTGTTTTAGAATGTACATACTTCTTTGTTATACAAAATGGAATATACGAAACAGGAGAGAGTGTTGGAAGGAGCTTTAGACAACCAAGAACTAAAGGTAAGAGGAGATTTACTGATGACGGTAGCTACAGACTATATAGAAGAAAGTACGCATATAACCCAAACGGCCCATACCCTGCTAATGTAGAAATTATTAAAGACTATACCAGTTCAAGCGGTTTTGCATTTGGAATGGTAGAAGAGGTAGTAAATAATGTAAATAGATGGATGTGTTATACAGATGTAACAGTAGAAAAGTACGTAACTCCTACAGGTACTGTAAGTTACGAATACAACTTCGGCAACTATAATGAAGGACTATCTGCTACATACCCAACATATTCAAACCCTGTTACAGCGTATAGAGACATAGAGTCTAGGTCTAAACTATTTTTCAAGGATAGAATAGAAGACTATTTATTATCAAATAACGTTGCATGTAAGTATGTATTTAATGTATAGTAATAAAAAAATAAAAAACAGTATAGTATAAAATGAAATAAAAACAGTCCTATTTAAACTGGGTGAATTGCTGGAAACTCTTTAGAGCTCTAACTACCAAAGCGTAACAATGTTCGAGATTAGACAATCAGCAGCCAAGCTACAAGCCATCTTGTAGAAGGTTCAGAGACTACTGGAGGGAAAATGGTTTCCCTTAATAACCAGAATTAGCGCCCAGCAGATTAGCAATCTGATGATATAGTCCGATCTTTATGGAGACATAAAGTTAACAGTAATGTGAGCGGCAGACAAAGGGGAGAGACACTCTACCGTCGGAAACAACAAGAAACGTAAGACTACCGAGTCGCACAGGATTAACACCATTACAATAAAAAAAATAAAAGAATGAGTATAGTACTTAGAACAAACAAAGGGTCAGCTCTGACTTATGATGAGATGGATAGAAATCAATCTCAATTTTTCTATTCAAGCTCCTTAGTTGATGACGGAGCTACATTGAGGTTACACTACACTGGAAGTGACAACTTAGATACAACAGAAGGTACTCAGGTAGTAGATTACGGACCAACAAGATATCAAGATATCCCTTTCCCACAGTTTGATGTATCAAATACCCCTCAATCTAATGTTGCAGGGCAGGCAAACGAAATACAGTTTAGGGATGATGATAACGATGATTTTGGAGCAGATTCATTATTTGTGTTTAGATCATCAGACCACAGTATGGGATTAGGTGTAACCGCACCAACAACCCGACTAACTATTGCAGCAGATGGATCACACGCCGCTACCATCGCATTAAGTGGACATTCAGACTCTGCCTCATTAACAAATAGAGCCAGTATTAAATTCTTCACCACAGGCTTCGGTACAGCAGCACTAGTAGGACAGTTAGGTAAGCTTCAACACAAAGACAGCTCCTCAAATATTGATGATGTATTTATACATGCAGGTACTGAAGATATTACGAGTACCGCCGGTTTCTCACCAACTCCAACTTCTACACGTAAAGTACACATAGCACTAGGTGATGTAACTAACTCAGAAAATTCATCACTTACTGCACGGATAGGAGCTACATTTCAAAGAAATGGATTAACTAACGCACGATTAGGAATAAATACTGAAAACCCTACTAACATACTAAACGTAGTAGGTAATACAGGAGTAGCACTATCGAATTTAGACCCAGAACAAGCAACGGATATAGCATCGGTAATTAAACCAGTTAGTTCACAATTCTATAATGAAACAGTAGCTACATATGGTGGAACTAAGAGAAAGTTATACCCAGATGGCTCCGCTGCAGACGGATTAGAAATAGTTACTCCAACAAATGCAAATGGAGGAAATGTAGTGGTAGTGTTAAATACTGGAGCAGCAAAAGCAGAAGGGTTTAATATTATTGCAACACAACAAAATTCCCCTACTAATGCAGAGGTACTAGCAACATTTCAAGGTTCAGGTAAGGTAGGGATAGGGACTAATTTTCCTGCTCATACAGGGCTAACAATACAGGAACAGCTTTCTATTAAAAGTTTAACAGAATCTGACCCTTTTGAAGAAATTAGTAGAACACTAGTTGCAGATTCAACCGGATTAGTTAAAGAAGTTGTTGCAGCACCAGTACCAAAAGGAGGTATTATAATGTGGTCAGGAGCTACGAATGCTATACCAGAAGGATGGAGACTTTGTAAAAATGGAGTAGGAACGGTAAATAATGTTGTAGTACCTAATTTATCTAATAAATTTATAATAGCATCTAGTAATTCTACTGGAGCACCAACTACAACAATAGAAGGTCTGGGTACAGGCGCAACCTCTACAGGGGGCAGTACATCTTACACACCAGAGGGGACTCTTACTTTAGAAAAACTGTTACAAACAGATATAGCACCTCACCATCACTTTTTCCTTGCTGACGATAGGCTATATAGTAACCTTAATACCAGTTACCCAAACGGTACTGATGCAGTCGGAGGACCTGGTTCATCTGCTGGTAACACAGCAACCGGAGTACGTACAATAGGTGGGTACGATGCAACTAGTGATTATACTGGAAATAGGAGAGTGTATGCCACAAGTAAAAACTCACGCTATGCAACTATTGGTAACACAACAACTGTAATGCAAACCGCTACTCAAACAAGACCTACCGGAGCATTTACAGGAATAGCCGCATCAAAAGCAATAATACCACCATTCTATGCTTTAGCATATATAATCTATGTGGGAGTGTAATAAGAATATAAAAGATATTTATAATAAAAATATATAATGGCAATACCGGGATTAACATATAGAATAGAAAAAGAAAGTTCTTTGACCCATCTTGAGATGGATAATAATTTTAGATCAGTTATCTATTCTGGTTCTATTCACGATAGTGGAACTACCCTCCACTTGCATTACGATACTGCTGTAGAAGATAAAATCATAATACCCTTAGGAGCAGCATCAGCAGGATTTACTATACTAAATAATACAAACGATAATGTGTTGACTGCAACAGGTCAAACAGCAACTCTACAAGGAGAATCGGGATTAAAATTTAGTACTGCAAGTAATTTATTAACAGTAGTAGGAAGAGTATCAATTACAGATACATTCAACAATGTAATATTAGGACAAAGTGCTGGGGATAACTTGACTAGTGGAGATGGAATTAAAAACGTACTATTAGGTATATCTGCAGGAACTATATTAGATGGAGACAGTAACGTAGCAGCAGGTTACAGATCCCTATACAGTGCAGACGGGGTTAATAAAACAGTAGCAATAGGGGGACTATCATTAAGCACCCTAGGTTCAGGAGAATACAATGTTGCATTAGGTGGATTAGCAGGAGCTACATTGACCGCAGGAAGTGGAAACTTATTCCTAGGGTACGGTGCAGGGCCAGTAAGTACCTATACAGACAGTAATAAGTTATATATTAATAACCAAGCTAGTAACACACCTTTAATATACGGTGATTTTAATACAGGACAAGTAACTTTCAATTCACAGGTATCTGCTTCTATATTCAGCGGTTCATTCTACGGAGATGGAAGCAATCTTACAGGCATAACAGCAACATCTGAATGGGACGGAACAAGAGATGGAGATGGTGAAATAACCGGTTCTTTCATAGTATCAGGTTCAAACGTAATAGTAGACTTTACAAACACATTAGCTATATCAGGTTCAATATTCTCTGGGTCGTTCGTAGGAGATGGATCTGGACTAACAGGCATAACAGCAACCTCTTTTCCTTATACCGGTTCTGCTGGAATAAAAGGAGATTTAAAAGTAGACGGTCCTGGAGAAATAACAGGTTCATTTACTGTTAGCGGTTCAAATCCAACTATAAACCTGAAAGGGGAGACCTATATAGACGAAAATATACATATAAGAAATATAGCCCAACATGCTTTCGGTATAGGAGAGAAGGCATTTCATAGCAGTACAGCAACAGAAGGAGTTGCTATAGGATTTGAATCTGGAATTAATGCAAAAAACAATTCTACACTACTTGGAAACTATACAGGATTTAACGCCGGTATTGGCTCTACATTTATAGGACATGCATCAGGAACAACTATATCAGGTAAATACAACACAGCATTAGGAGCAAATGCACTCCAAGGCCAAAACGGAAAAGGAGCAAAAAACACAGCATTAGGAGCTTCTGCAGGTTCAGGTATTAGAAGTGGAGAAGAAAACGTAGCAATAGGGTACCAGGCACTATATAGCAGCCAAGACGGTGTAAAGAACGTAGCAGTTGGATCAGAAGCACTATTCTACCTAAACGGAAAAGAACAACATAATACCGCAATAGGAAGCTACGCAGGTGAACTTGCACAAGGAAGTAATAACGTATTTATTGGTTACAAAGCAGGCCCACAAAGTACCGGTCCGGTTAGTGTCAATAATAAACTTTATATTCATAACGCCCAATCCAACAGTCCATTAATAGAAGGAGACTTCCAAGCAGGAAGTGTCAAAATAAACTCAGAAGTAACAGCCTCTAAGTTCTTAGGAACTTACTATGGAGACGGTTCGAACCTATCTGGGCTAGAATGGGATGGAACACATAACGGAGATGCAGAAATAACAGGTTCACTTATAGTATCTGGTACAGCCGCTATAGTAGACCTTACGGATACCTTAGCAATATCAGGATCTAATTTCTCCGGAAGCTTTGCAGGTGACGGAAGTAACTTAACAGGAGTATCCTCCGAATGGGATGGATCACATAATGGAAACGCTGAGATAACAGGTTCACTTATAGTATCAGGAGCATTAGATGTATCCGATACAGTAACGATATCCTCAACAGGATACCCCGGAGGACCAGGAGTAGAGTTAATACATGTTAGTAAAACAAATATTACAGGAAATAACACAGTTATAACATTAGATACTACATCAACCGGCTATACAGGATTTACAGCTCAATACTCGCTAATAACTAGTGCTACAAACAATAGTAGAACAGGATACCTTCAAGGTGCTTGGGATACCACAACAACAACACAGCTTAACGAAAGACATACAGCAGCATTTAGCACAATAAATGAGATAGACTTTACATTAACTAAAACAGCTACTGTAGCAACATTAGCTCTTACTTCAAACGGACTAACCTCCCATGATTTAAACATACTAATAACAGCATTTAAGAAACAAGTATAAATAAAGTAGAAAATGGCTAACGAACATATTTTTAAAAGTAATGTAATAATTACCGGTAGTATAGAAGCATCTTCAGGCTTTGTAGGTGATGGAACAGGATTAACAGGAATTACATCCACTACAGTATGGGATGGAAATCTAAACGGATCTGCAAATATTACAGGATCTCTAACTATATCTAGTTCTACTGCCGTAGTAGACTTTACAGACACATTAGCAATATCAGGTTCAAACTTCTCGGGATCCTTTGCAGGACTAGGTTCAGGTCTAACTAATTTAAATATAAATAATGTAACTGCAACTGGAGTAAACCTAACAGGGACATTCTCAGGGAACGGATCAGCATTAACAGGATTAGAGACTTTTCCGTACTACGGTGATGCAAAAATAACAGGATCACTTGTTGTTTCTGGCTCTGTAGTTGACTTTACAGACACATTAGCAATATCAGGCTCTATCTTCTCAGGTTCATTTGTAGGAGATGGAACAGGGCTATCAGGACTAACAGCATCACCTGCTGGAACAAACACGCAAATTCAATTCAACTCTAATGGAGTAACTGGAGCTTCATCAGCATTACTGTTTTCAAACAACCTTTTAAACGTCTCTTCATCAATACAGGTGTATGAACTCGGTAACGGAGCACTTAGATTATCTCAAGACAGTTTTAATATATCACTACTACAAGCAAGAGGAGATGTTGGTACAAATATGGGTACTTTCCTATTTCAAGGTAGAAATCCTTTTGGGACAACTAGTGACTATTTAACACTGAGTAGTGCAGTAGTGGACGCACAAACAGCTTTAATAAAAGGCGGACGACTATCAGTAGGCGGGTCTCCAGCAACAACCCCAACTACAGCACAGGGTAACTTATTTGTAAAAAGAAGTACTTCATCATCTGGTGCTTCTGGAGATACAGTAGCAACTTTTATAAATTCCGATGCAGGCGCATACGGCGGCGGTGGATTTATAGATATAATAGGGAATTCAAATGATTACGCATCAGGAGGGATAAGAGTACTAAACGGAACAAGTGTTGATGGAGAAATATACTACGCAGCAGGCTCTAGATCAATAATTTTAGAAGCTAACAAACGAACAGGAAGTAGTTCGGGAGGCTTACAGTATAAGTGGCAAGGTTCAACTAAATTCCTAATAAATGCAGCAGGCGATGTCGGTATAGGGACTACTACTCCTCAAGCTAAGTTAGATGTAACCTCGACTACAGATGGAGTTTTACTTCCAAGACTTACACATGCGCAGATGTACGGTATACCATCTCCTCCAGCAGGACTAATGGTTTACAACACTACATTCAATAAGTTATGTGTATACAACGGCACAAACTGGCAATCACTTGATGCAACAACTATACCATTTTTACAATAGACATAGTTGCTATTCGTTAATTTATTTCTTATATTTAATTAACTAAAATTTACAACAAATGACTGATCCAACTTGGAATTATAAAGGATTACCTGTCCTCGGTATAAAAAATATGCCTGAAGGAACTTATGGATTTATATACGAAGTTACACATATACCAACAGGTAAAAAATATATAGGAAAAAAAGTGCTCTATTTTGAAAGAAATAAAAAATTAGGTAAAAGAGAATTAGCAGCTCTAAGAGAAGAACGAAAAGCTAAAGGAATTGGCGGTAGAGTTCCGGCTAAAAAGAAGGTTATTAAAGAATCAGATTGGCAAACATACTATGGCTCTCAAAAAGAAATACTAGAATTAGTAAGGAACGGAGAAGTTAGACAATTCAAGAGAGATATAATTAAGTATGTTAAGAATAAGAAGCAATTAACTTACTTTGAAACAAAACACCTATTTATTAAAGAGGTATTAGAAACTCGTAACAACTATATAAACGACAATATCCTCGGTAAATTTTATAGAAAAGACTTTTCAGATGATAAAAATTAAAGACTTAGTAGGACTACCCACTCTACAGTACCACTTAGACAATGATCTCTCATTACATGAGAATGTCTACCGCTACTCTAGCGATAAGTTTATACAACTATTTAGAGAAGCAAGAGACTCTTGGAGAGACGGGTATATTC